CGCCGCGCGCCGAAGGTTGCCGAGGTCGAGAAGTGGGGCGGTAAGTTCTTCACGACGGTGGAGGCTCGAGATCGCAACGACATCGCGGTCTTCACCCGGAACGTCCGCATGCTGGCGAACACCATCGTGCGGAAGATGAATCAGCGGGCGGTCGAAGTCCTGGAGGCAGCTGTCCAGGCATCTCCGAACCGGCTCGTCACCGGCGTCAACTGGAGCACCGTCGTCACCGGCGGCTCGTCAACGTCGAACTCGAATCTCTGGCCTGCGTATGACTTCAGTCGTGCGCAGGTTCAGGCAGAGACCGAGGAACTGGGCATCGTCTACGACCTCTGGATCCTCAACCCGCAGGAGTACCTCCAGCTGGCGCGGATCTACGGCCCGGCACTCAACGACCTGCTAGGGTCGATGGGCATCGACATCTTCGTCACGAACCGCATGTCGGCCGGCAACGCCTACGTCGTCCAGTCGAACCAGGTCGGTCAGATGCGGGTCGAGCAGCCGCTTCAGACCAACCAGTGGTACGAGCAGGAGACGGAGCGGTTCTGGACTCAGAGCAGCGTTCGCCCGCTCATGTTCGTGGATAACCGTTTCGCCGTCCTCAAGTTCACGAACCTGGCCGGGTAGGAGGAGATATGGCAGAACTTCATGGAGCGGATCCGAATGCCGCGATGGAGGATTACGAGAGTCCAGAGGAGTACGCCGATCAAGGCGACGACCGCATGGTGCGTGCTCTCAGCTTCATCTATACCGTCCAGACGACGGATCCGTCAGGGGCACCCATCATCACGACGAACGAAGTCAAGTCAGGTGCCGTCGTCACCATCGAACAGATCGGCAGCCTCGCCTTGAGGAAGGGCGAGGAGTCGCACTCGTTCTACACATCGGATGAGCGCGAAGCGGTCGAGGCAGGCCGGGATCCGGATGCAGTCGGAACCGGCGCTGCGCTTGCGTCCGGCGGATCTGTGAGCGATCTGGGCGAGTACGAGCTAGCCGAGCACATCAAGAACGAGAACCTGACCGTCCAACAGACCATCGACCTCGCGGGCGGTGACAAGGATCTCGCTCACCGGCTGCTCCAGGCAGAGAACATCGCAACCGACGGTGAGCCGCGCAAGGGCGTCGAGACCGGCCTGACCGCGATCATCGAGGGCTAAGCCGTGGCCGTCGAGTACAAGGCCCTGACGTATGTCAATCTCCCGTTCCTGGATGGGAACGGGAGGTTGTACCCTCCAGGGTCAACCATTCCGGCCGATGCGTTCGAAGAGTCGGCGCGGCTGGCCGAGGAGGCCATCGATGACGCCAACGCCGAGATCACGTCCGCCGAAGACATGATCGCCGATCTGATGCAATGGGGTAGTCTCAGCGACGATCCCGATGCCGAGCTTCATCCGGCTCACCAGCCTGTTGTTCCGGGCCAGCCGACGCTCTACGGTCTGGCGGAACAGGCGAAGCAACTCATCGCACAGTACGAGGCCGAAGACAAGGAGGTTCCTCAGGATCTCCAAGTCTTCGCGGACGCGATCCAAAACGTCCAGGCCGCCGACTCTGGATCCGGGGAGGCCACCAATGCGTAACGGAACAACTCTTTGGATCTGCGAGAAGTGGAGCGACGAGGCCTGCAAGTTCACGGAGAAGAAGCTGGAGCGGGTCGGAGTCACGCATCTACCGGGTGCGTTCTTGCATACGGTGAAGATGATTCCGATCAAGCACGCGATCTCCAGCGCCGCTCTCCGGCAGATCTGCGGCCCGCCCGAGGAGTGCACCGAGGTCGTCGGCAACCTGCTGCTGAACGAAGGCATCCAGCGGTTGCAGGATCTGACAATGGTCACGGCGCTGCTGACGAACCAGACGGCAACGAACTGCTGGGGAAGCACGGGCGCGTTCCTCGGTGTCGGGACATCGAACACCGCCGAGGCAGCGACGCAGACCGATCTTCAGGCCGGTGGCTTCTACAAGGCGATGAACTCAACCTTCCCGTCGCGGTCGGGGCAGACGGTCAGCTTCGTGTCTGACTTCACCGGTACGGAAGCGAATCAGGTCTGGGCCGAGTGGTCGGTCTCAGCAGCAGCAACCGGCGCATCCGGCGCAGGGTTCACGACTGGTACAACCAACCTGCAGCGGAAGGTCGCTGCGCTCGGTACGAAGGCGTCAGGGACATGGACGCTCACCGCACAGGTGACGTTCTCGTAGCCCGGTGCCCGGGTTTCATCCAATCGAAGCGCTGCGGAGGATATGGACACCGGAGCGTGAAATCGAGGAGTTGTTCACGGATCTCGCCCCAGGCTCGGCTCTGGATAGCGAGATCCGTGACTTCTTCTGCCGTATCATCGACAAGTATGGCACCATTGAGCTAGACATCACCGATCCGCCGCCGCATTTCATGGTCAACTGGAACGTGATCCATACGCCGCCTCCGAACTCGCGTCGCATGGTAACGATCTGGAAGTCACCGGGGCAGAATGGGAACCACAACTAACTACGCACTGCGCTACCCTGAGTCGGCTGATCCGCCGAATGTTCAACCGGACATCAAGAACTTGGCGCAGGATGCAGATTCGAAGCTCCCGGCCGTACCGCTCGGCTCGGCGCTTGAATGGGATTACCTACCGGCGTCGATCCCTTCGTGGGCCCTGCTTCAGTATGGACAAGCGGTCTCGCGCACGACGTACTCAGCTTTGAACGCGCTCGCATCGGCCGCCAGCTATCCGCACGGAACGGGTGACGGTAGTACGACCTTCAATATTGCCGACAAGCGCGGTCGGATCTCTGCTGGGAAAGATGATATGGGCGGGACTGCCGCGAGCCGGATCACCGCCGCCATCAGTGGCACCGCCGGTACTGTCTTGGGCGCGGCGGTCGGGAACGAAGGGGTGACGCTCGCGACGGCGCAGATTCCTTCGCATGATCACGGAGCCGTTACGGGTACACAGAGCGCCGATCATACGCACAGTGCTAATACGGCTGGATCGTCGGCCGACCATACTCATGGTGGCAACCCCGACCCGGGACATGGTCACAACGTTCTGTATTACTTGGGAGATTACGACTATGGCTATCCTGCCGCGACCGATCAGCCTTGGGGCGGCAATGCCGGAACTTGGAGTGCTGGTACTGGCCAGTATACAGGCGGCGTCACGTACAACCATACGCACGGCCTCACTACGGGCGGCGTAAACCAGAACCATTATCACACGACGGTCGCGCAAGGTGGCGGTGGAGCCCATCTCAATATGCAGCCTACGATTATCTGTAACAAGATCGTGAGGGCGCTCTAGTGGGTACAACGACGCTCAACGCGCTGCGGTATCCTGAACTCACCGATACCCCAGACATTCCGCGTGACTTGAGAAATCTGGCGCAGGACATCGACAGCAAGATCGTCGTTATTCCTGTCGGCTACTCGATGGAGTATGACTACGCGGCAGGTTCGATTCCGTCCTGGGCGTTGCTTCAATATGGACAGGCGGTTTCGCGCTCGGGTTATCCGGCGCTGGCTGCGCTTGCGTCTGCTGCGAGTTATCCGCATGGTTCTGGTGACGGCTCGACTACCTTCAATATTGCCGACAAGCGCGGTCGGATCTCTGCTGGGAAAGATGATATGGGCGGGACTGCCGCATCGAGAATCACCGCCGCGATCTCGGGAACTGCGGGCACGGTTCTCGGAGCGGCGGTTGGCGCAGAGGGAGTGACGCTGGCAATCGCGCAAATCCCGTCGCACAATCACAGCGGTGTTACGAATACGGTCAGTTCCGACCATACTCACAACGGTACATCGGGAACGGTTAGCTCGAATCATACGCACGGCTTCGGCGATCCGGCACACGCCCACAACGTTAGATATGGTAGGGGCTGGCTTGAGCAGGTTGGGAATCCAGCTCAAACGAGCAATCCTTCTGGTGCAATGAACCAGGGAACGGCGGGTGCGGGTACCGGCACATATACGGGTGGTCAGTCGGCCGATCATGTTCACGGTTGGAACTCAGGCGGCTCCTCTGCGGATCACAACCATCAGTTCTACGCGCAAGGTGGCGGCGGCTCGCACCTGAATATCGGGCCGACGATCATTGTCAACAAGATCGTGCGGGCATTGTAATGGGAACGACGACGTTGTACGCGCTCCGCTATCCTGAACTACTTGATCCGCCGACCGTTCAGACGTACATAAAGAATCTAGCGCAAGACGTTGACTCGAAGATTCCTGGGGTGCCAATTGGAGCCTCGTCGGAGTGGGATTATGGAGCGGCACAGATTCCAAGCTGGTCGCTCTTGCAATATGGTCAGGCGGTCTCGCGGACAACCTATAGCACGCTCAACGCTTTGGCGTCAGCAGCGAGCTATCCTCATGGGAGCGGTGATGGTTCAACTACATTCAACATCGCGGACAAGCGTGGTCGTGTTGGTGCTGGCAA